CTCGAATTACGTACTCTCAAACCTGAGATGACCCGAACTATTTCCCGTCATATGGATGAGTTTGTTAGCATGCTGATTCCTGAACCCCGCAGTCTGCACCCAGTGAGTGTTGACGAAGTCTACGCTAGGCAGCCTAGACGGACTCAACAGTCGATATTGGATAAGGCGTGCACAACCAACGATCTCAGTGGCCCAAGTATTTGTAATACGTTCATGAAGAAGGAACCGTATGATAATATTAAGCCTCCCAGAGTCATCACTACCTACGGCCCAAATACTAAATTGCATTATTCCCGCTTCTTGTATTCTTTCTCTGACCACGTTATGAAGGTTCAACCTTGGTACGCGTTCGGTAAGAAACCTCGCAATGTAGCCGGAAAAGTTGCTAATATATGTATGTGGTCAAAGGTTAATGTGTTGGCGACGGATCTCGCTCGCATGGATGGCCATGTGAACGAGACCTGTAGAGAATTGGAATCGCGTGCGATGATGGCAGCGTTTCACACTGATCACCATCCAGATCTCTTGGAGTTGCAGAATAAGCACCATGGAAATACCACTTACTCGCAGAGAGGCATTGAGTTTCAATCCGGCCCCTCACGAGGTAGTGGCGGTGCTGACACAGCAGATTGCAACACATTAGATAATGCCTTTATGGCATTCCACGCGCATAGGTTGTGGGGCAGAGACCCAGTGGATTCCTGGCATTTGCTAGGCATATATGGGGGAGATGATGGGCTTACACCCGACATTGATCCTGATACTTATGTCAAAGCTTGTGCAGATATGGGACAGGTGTTGGAAGTGGAAGAGTACAAGCGAGGCTCAGAGGGAGTTAATTTCCTCAGTAGAATCTATTCACCGTACGTCTGGAATGGTATTCCAGACAGCATGTGCGATTTTAAGCGACAAATGCCTAAGATTCATGCCACGCCACAACTCGATGCCACAGTCACACCTTCCATGAAGTTCGCGCAGAAGTTAGCGGGACTCAAATACACTGATTCAAATACCCCCTTTATCTCGGACCTCCTTGAGGCCGCCAGCAATGTCATGCTTATTGAAGCCTCTGACGATGATAGATTAGAGAAAATCTCTCCCTTTTCACGGAAATACCTCGAGAGTGAGCTTTACCCCAATATTGATCATCAATCTTGGATGAGACCATTTATCTTGAAGCAAGTACCCGATTGGGATGAGGCATCCTTCTTGGATTATATCCATGAGGTTACCCACCAAAAGAGATCTATCTTGAATCCGCCCCTGGTCGCCCTAGGTAAAGAGCCCAAGACCGACATCACTGCCACAGTCAATGGCGTGATTGTAGCACCTACGACACCACCCACACAAAGTGTGTTTACTCCCCTGTATTCTACTACGGGTACCCCTTGGGCTAAAGATACAAACACCGGTGAGCAGTTAGCTCCTTCAGTGGATGGTGTGCCGAATCCTGTTCCTTCAACCAAGATCCCTCACCCCTTTAATAGGGGCACAATCGCCAAAGACAAGCTCCCAACCTTT